CTTGCTTCTATGGGTATAATCGTTGCCGCGAAGTTATTTGGGCGGAATCCGGATGAATTTCCTGTGACGAGCGATTTTACGTCAAGCGAATTGAATGCCATGTTAGAGTGTGTTCGTGATGGTCGACTGCATGCTTTCGAGGCCATATATCGTTATCGTATGCCCCGTGCGAAGGCAAAGGAGATTGTTGCAGCTCGTGTTAAGTTTGCCGAGTATTTGCAAAGTACCGTGCCTGCGTGATATTATATGTGTATGAAGAGAGAACGCAGTAAGAAGCGCAATGGTCTTGTTCAGGCGATGATTCTTCGTCATTCTGGTAGGACTTGCATGAAAGATCGTCGTGAAAAGCGACAGGGCAATCCAAAGTATTCATGGAAGGGTGGGCTATGAGATTTCCAGTTTGGGATGGTCATAAGAAAACCTTAGAACAGCATCGCGTTGATATTCGAAAGATTATTAATCAAATGTGGGCTGATGCTGTGACTCATTTGCCTTACGTGGAGGAAGATCCTTACATTAATACCACGCGAAGACAAGTTGAGGATGCCCATATGAAATTGTTCAGTTTGCTTGATAGCATGAACGACGCACTTCAAACTGAATGCATTCGCCGTGCAAATCAATGAATGTGGTTGTTGATTAAAGTTTATTGTGGATCTCGATATGCAAGAATGCGTCGTTGCAAGTTAAGATTAGTATATGGCGTGGAACAAATCACCTCAAGCGAAAACTCTGCAGTTTGCAGAAATGTTGTTTCCTGATCATAAAGTGGAGGTGCAGGGTAGTCGTAAGGTACGTGCTGGTGGTTACAAGACACCTTACACAGCATGTCTTTTGGTAGACGGCAAGGTATGTGCGTCAGCGCAGGAGTATAATTGGCGCATTGCGTACAAAACCTTGCAGATAGTTATTAGTCGACTTAGCTTGTCTTAAAATCACCGATGAGTTGAGTTGCAAATTAGCGCGTTGACAGAGTAAATTTAAGAAGTAAATACTGGTAAGGAAATAGACATATGACGACAATGACGATTAAGACGTTTACTGCGGTGGTGCCGCGGCTTCCACGGACGACTTCGGTTCTTCTTCGAGGAGCGCATGGTATTGGTAAGAGCCAGTTGGTGCGTCAGGTGGCAACAAAGATTGCTGATGTAGAGGGTATTAAAGATTACGAGGTTATTGATCGTCGTTTGTCGCAGATGACTGAGGGTGACATGATTGGTCTTCCCTCCACGGATGGTGAGGTGACGCGGTTTAATCCGCCTGAGTGGTACAAGCGTGCATGTGATAAGCCTGTTTGTCTCTTTCTTGACGAGTTGAATCGAGCCACGCCAGAAGTTATGCAGGCAGCATTCCAGGTTGTCCTTGATCGCGAGCTCAATGGGTGGAAGTTGCATCCGCAGACACGTGTTTTTTCAGCCATTAATCATACGGCTGCCTACACTGTTAATGAGATGGATCCTGCGCTCTTGGATCGTTTCTGGACTATTGACCTTACGCCGTCGATCGAGGACTGGCTCACCTGGGGTCGCAAGGAAGGCAAAATACATCACGCTATGATTGACTTCGTCAGCGCCAACGAGAAATGGTTGGATACGCCTAAGGATACGGAGCCTGGAAAGGTGTCGCCTTCTCGTCGTTCTTGGGAGCGTCTTAGCAACGCATTGTGTGAGACTGGTATTGCTGACACCCCGGAAGACGAGGCATTCTATCCGTTGTGTCTTGGTTACGTGGGCACTGAGGCCACAATTGCTTTCCATTCTTTCATGAAGACCATTGATAATCAGGTTAGTGGTGAGGACGTTATGGAACGTTATCAGCAGATAAAGAGCAAGATTGTCAAGTTGGGTCAAGAGAAGCAGAACATTGTTATTGAGAAGGTGGCAGAATACGTCATCAAGCAATGTAAGACGCTCACTGACGAGCAGGGCACCAATCTTCGCGACTTCATGATCGATCTTCCTGGCGAGCTTCGCGTTTCAGCTTGGTCGAAGTTGACTGCTGGCGGTGTTGAAAACCTTGAGTTGGCTAAATCTGTGCATAAGTGGTGTGTGACATCAATCCTTGATGTCTTTGGCGTGAAGAACGAAAATGCAGCTTCAGCTGCGAAGCCAAACGTAGTTTTAGAGGCAAAACCCAGCAAGAAGAAGTCAAAGTGAGGTGACATCACCAGCACTCACCGATATTGTTGAACAGGCTTCCAAGCAGAAGGGTCGTCTGTTCGACTTTAATTTTTGGAAGGAGCGTGTGCAGAAGAGGTATAAGAGTAATCTGAAGAAGGGTTATTCAGCAGAGCATGCTATGGCTGTATATCTCATGGAATTGGCAAATGTTAAGAATCTAGATAAGTTAATTCGGTGGTGCAGCAAGCGGGGTCTTGTAGTTTTCTTTAAGCGACATGAGAATGGGACCTATGACGAGAATTACAAGTCTATCATAATTGCAGCCAACGCCTCGCCAATCAAGCAAGTGGTGTATATTCTTCACGAGTGTGGACATCATCTTATCCACCAGCATCCTGGCGATCCTAATCGTTTTCTTATGGGTTATGATCAGACAGATCCTTGTATTACTCGAACATTTCAGCACCGTTTGGCTTGTTTAGAGGAGGAGATGGAGGCATGGCAGCGAGGAAGAAATTTAGCCAAGAAGCTGAAGCTGAGAATAAACGATGACGTGCTTGAATTGATGCGGATTAATTGTCTAAAGTCTTATGCTAAATGGGCTGTTAATAAGAAATGTCGTAAGTGATGATCAAGATTGATCCTATTCTCCTCACAGCTTTAGCGCATCAGGAGGCGTATGATGCTGGCATTGTTCCGTTAGATAACCGTTTTCTACACGACATGAGTCGGCCTTTGTCACAATTATCACCAGAAGAGTCACGGAAGCTTCGACGTAAGTTCAGAAAATTATGGCGTAAATTAGCCAAAGGTAATAATCAAGTTATTACTGCTAATAATTTAATGATAGAATCAGACACAGCCAATCGCGTTGGTTTAGGTTGTAAGAATCCAACGCGGGATCACAGCGCAGGACGTAAAACTTTAGTTTATCGCGAGCTGCAGGTGAGAGCACGAAAGAAATTGCAGAATAATAGTAGTAGCGAGTTTTAATTTTGTATCGTGCAATGAGTGATTTGCAAGCTGGCGTGGTAGTAGTATAAGATAGTAATATATGGGATCCAGCTGGAATAACAAAATTACATACATTCAGCCTGGTGATCCTGAGGCTTGGGTTGATTTTCCGGAGCCAAGAAAAGTTTCACCGTCTTTCATGTTCTCCGACTCTGTTCAATGTGATATATGTCGTGGTTATGGTGGTTGGAATTTATTGCTTGGTGCTTTCCCGTCGATAGGAAAAGATAGCACCTCTGAGAATCGACATCTCTTTTCTCATATGAAAGCCACATGTCACGCATGCGCTGGGCATGGTTGGATAAATGTTGCTCAGCGTTCTTGTGTTCATGAGTATCGTTGGGGCGGTGTGTCTAATCAATTCACATATTTCGCTTGTGTGCATTGCAAATCTACAATTTCGTGGGATACGAGGAGAAAGAAGTGAAGCGAGTTTTGCATGAGAAGGTTGATTTGCTAGGGCATATCCTGGTGCGTGATGCTTCTTTCTATGCACATGTTGTAGAATTTACACCGCTTGATCGCTCTTTCATACGTGTCCGTTCCTGGCATGCACCCAGCAATATTCGGCATCTTCTTACAAACTGGCTTCTTATCTCAACGCGTAAGATAAAGAGAGCACAGTGTAGAGAGTTATGGCGTGCCATGCGCAAACGAGGCTATTGGATTTGGTTAGATGGTCAAATAAAAAAACAGCAGGAGTACTCCTGTGCGTCGTAAACAAGTCAAGCAAGTCGTCTGGAACAAGCAGCCAGGCATGGAACAAATATCAAAAAAGTCTTTATTGCCTCGGCAATATATTTCAGATATTAGCATGTCGCCAGAGATGACAGAAAAATTCACGCCGTATCTCCAGAAGGGGGCTTTGTGGCAAGTTGCTGCAGGTTGGTTAACTACTATACTAGAACCTACAGGTTGCGAGCCACCGCCGCATCCCTATGCGCAGGGCACTGATTATCAACCTTATGCATGGAATAATCTTATATATCCCATATATCCCAAGAATACTTTGGCAATCTACTTGGGCCCAACCCGCGTGGAAGAGATTAGGAACGACGGAAAGATGATATCTGTGTCTCGTCACACGTTTATGATAAATGGCAATATATTTTTAGTTCGACATATTGCTAGCTTGGAACCCGTGATTTGATGCAATATCGCGTGTCAAAAAGTTAGAATTGGTTTATGGACAAAATCCACATCAATCGAGTCTGATACAAGGAGAAATCACATGTCACTTCAGATCGCATTCTGGTTGCAGTATCCTGTTCTCGCTATCCTATTCATCTCGCAAGCGATGTACATGAAGCATCTCTTCGAGACCTTTCGACGTAAGGTTTACGTGGACGTGATGGATTACCTCATTATCCAGGCAAAGCGTCAAAATGGCGCCACGCTATCTGACGACTTCGAAGCGCAGACTTCTAGCTTGGGCGCACCGCAGCTACGTCTCGTTAACAATAACGACAAGTGATATCACAGACAAACAAAAATATCTGACAGGCTTGCAAAAATACGTCGTGGTGGTATAGAATAAGAATATGGCGAAACGCCTCGGATCATTGATTATGTCTGGTTGCGCATATCGCTACATAGGAAGATGCTGCGCTCATAGCCAAGATGGCTTCTGATGAATCAGAAGCACAAATAGATTTAACTCCCTTAATTTAAGGGTTGTTATAAACAAACAAAAAAAGAAAACAAAGTATCTATGAAGAACAGCAACACATACACCGCATTCATCGTTCGTGACGCCACCACCCGCCGCTTTCTCAACCGTAAGGTCTATACGGGTCGCGTACGCGGTGTGTGGAACACGATTGGCGAGGCTCAGATCTTCTATAACCGACAGAAGGCACAGTCATGCGCAAGTAACATCAATTCACGACCTCCCGAAGGCGGATCAGCAACATTCGCGCAGGTTCGTGAGATCGAGCTTAATCGACGCACACCAGCCCGCGGCCGCTGACCCCCACATGCCCTGCCGGAGAGGCCATTAATATTCTCCGGCGTTTACGCCCATGTATCCCAATGGCAGAGGAACTCGACTTAAAATCGACTCAGTATGGGTTCGACTCCCATGATGGGCACTTGCTAGATCTTTGAAAACTTAACTTAATCGTAAATAATACGGAACCTTAGCTCAATCGGTTAGAGCAGATGACTCATCGAAATGGTGACTTCAATTAGAAATAATTGTCGAAAATCGGATGAATTCGGGGAAACCTAAGTCGAAAGATAAGGCAATCCCGAGCCAAGTCCACCAAGCGTGGTGGAAAGGTGTAGAGACTACCTGGTGTTGAACGAACTTTCAACGTAATACAGGATTAGCGTCCGACACCCTAACAGCTAGTAACAACTAGGCTGAGGGTGGTGATATAGTCCACGGAATCAAGAAATTGATACAAACGTGAATCATCCGGTTCTCGGTTCAAGTCCGGGAGGTTCCACTAGCGGAATGAATATTATGATTAATTTCATATGTCAATTTTCTTATTTGATTAATTTCATTTTTCTTAATGATGATTAATTTCTTTGGAAAATTTACCCATTTTGCTTTATCTCTATCTGTTTCAAATCCTTTAACTTCTATATAGACGTCTAAAGTTGGTAAGTAAAAGTCTGGAAAATAACTTCTTATACCATTCCATTCATATGGAAAAGAGTTTTTACAGCGTTGCGGATTTAATCCTTTTTCCTTTGCCCATTGATAAAATGTAACTTCCCACATTCCTAACAGCTTAATCCCGTCTATTATGAACGTCTTTACTTTTCCTCGATTTCCTCCTAGAAAAGATTCTGGGAACTCAGACACTTTTCTTTTCATGACGTCGGATAAATGTTTTCTTCTTTCTTCAGACATTTTGATTGGCAGATTTAAAGCTCTTTTCATTGATCTCTTTTGTCTCAATTCAAATGACTCTCTTTGTTCTTCAGAGAGATTAGAAATATCTAAAGGCATATCTTTTCCAGCTGGATGTTTGTCACAAAACTTCTTGTAGCTTCTAACTGCAAAGAATATTTCATTACACTTTTGACACTTTGCTTCAAACTTCTTTTCAAGCTTTTTTCCGCGGCTCCATCCAACTTTATCCGTTAACGTATTTGATACTTTTTTATTAATTTGTTTTCGTGCATGTTTAGTAGAAAATGACCTGCTACACTTAATAGCGCAAAATCTTTTTGGAGAAGAATTTAATTTAATTGTACACACGAATTTTTGATCACAATTTTCGCATGTTGTTTCGATATCAATTAATGGTTTTGTAAGTTTTTTTGCAACTTTTTTATTTTTTTCTTCTCGATTATTTAAAGAAATAAAACGCTGTTTACAATTGAAATTACAAAACCTACCAGATCCATATTTTTCTTTGATAATATTTTCACAAACTTCACATAAACTTTCATTCATGGAATTAAATATACTTAAATCTGGAACTAAGTATACTTGAACCGGGAACTTAATCTAAGAAACAAAGCTTCTTATAATAAATTGCATCCGTGGTCTAATGGAAGGGCACCTCGCTTCTAACGAGTTTTTATGTAGGTTCGAGTCCTACCGGATGCGCAAATACATTTTCATGTTTGATAGTATAGTTATAGCGTAACTTTTTGATAACTTAATAATTGCGGGTGTAGCTCAGTTGGTAGAGCTGAAGCTTTCCAAGCTTCCGGTCGTCGGTTCGAATCCGTCCACCCGCTCCAGGGAAGCGTGTCCGAGTGGTCTATGGAAATTGATTAGAAATCAATCGTGCCTTCACGGGTACCGTGGGTTCGACTCCCACCGCTTCCTCTATCTGGGATTGTAGTTCAGCTGGTTAGAACGCATGCCTGTCACGCATGAGGTCGCGGGTTCAAGTCCCGTCAATCCCGCAATTAAAACCCAGCAATACAGGAAAGATTCATGAAAGAAAAAGAAAAATCGTTATTTGATATTTTCAATAATACATTGGTAAAAGCCACGAAAGATATCATCGATGCTGTAGAGAAATCCAGTCGTGTAGATAAAGACACGGTTGCGAATGATCGGTTTAAGCAGCACGAAATACTAGATCGTGTGTATCTTATCCGAGATATGTTCGAACGGTATGTTGAAGAAAATGAAGAGGTTGTTCAGGCAGATTCTGAATTCACTGCAGCTGCAGCAAAAGTGAGTGATGCGCTTGGTGAGTTTTATCAATTGCTTGGACAACGCTTTATTTGAAATAGAAACACTTAACCGGTCCCATCGACCACGTTAGCTAAGTCATCGCCCTTTCACGGCGAAGAATTGGGGGCAGCACCCAATGGGATCACAAAGTAAAAAATTGAACAGTGTCATTGGATAATTGCAAAATGTTTGAATGAGTGCAAAATCGCGTACAATTAGGTTAGTATTAGATTAACAACGAGCCGCTAGAGGCTCACAAGCTCACAATAAAAGAAAAATCAAAATGGATATGGATAAGACTAACAACGTTAATATTTCTGCTATCGACCGTGCCCTTGCTGCTGCGAAGGCCCGCAAGGCTGCAAAGGAGGAATTTTCCGATGCAGCGCCAATGCCGCGTAAAGCTGAGAAGACGATGACTAAACCAGACGCCGCAGAGAAGGCAGCTGTTAAAGCCTTAAAGGATGCGCAGAAGGCAAATAAGAAAGCCGAGCGGGATGCAGAGCGAGCTCGTCGTAAGATGGAAAAGTCTACTGTTCAGGCTGCTAAGAAGACGGCCCATATGAAGAAGGTGGAGCGCGCGCTTAGTAAGCTTCCCAGCCTTAATGAAGCCACGCAACTTATCTTTAACGAAGCCACCTGCAATATTTCAGGTCAGCAACTGGATGCGCTAGCGCAAAACATTCTCCATCATAATCGCATGATGGCTACGGTCAATGCTATGAAGAGCAACATGCTTCGCATTGGTGATATGGTCCGCATTACCGGCGGTGATCCTAAGTTCATCGGCATGGTGGGTACTGTCGCTAAGAGTCGGCAGCTTCGTGCCAAGATTCAAATCGAAGGCGTAGAGAAACTCGTATATATCTTTACCGGTCAGGCTGAACTACTTGAGCTATCTGCATCGGCGGTTGGCTAAAAAGTACTAGTACAAATAAATCTGTATATATACCGGGCTCCCTTCAGCACACAGGGTGCAGCATGCGTAATGCGCTAGCGGAGTGGGTTCAAATCCCATGTAGGGAGACCGGTAAAATTACTAGTTAGCAGGTAAAAGATGACTATCATAATCGATCCTTTTGAGACACCGCCGCCGTCACTTAGCGATACTGTACCCACAGCTGTAATTACTTATAATCACCTGACGACACAGATCCTCAGGCTAGAAGCAGACTTTTGCGAAATTGATAACAATATTCGGCAAGCGCGAGAATCACTTGATGCAATCGTCAATTCATCTACTGCATTGGCTAAGTTGTATCGAAAGGACCGCGCATAATGGACAAATATATTGCATGCCAGAACTACAACCGCATCTGTGGTCTTATCAGTATCCTTACTGATATGCAACTCAAGACGTCCATGAACAGCAAAGCGTGTGTGTTATCTGATGATATGACAACGTGGACCCCCACACAAATTAATGATTATCTCTATCTCAAGTCGCTTGGCGATATGATTAATCATCTAGCGACTCTTCGCGAGCGTACGCCATGGCGTCCTGTAGAAGCTAAATTCAACGAAGGTTATCTGTGACGCCGACATTTCTCCGCCTGGTCGCCGACTACTTACACAAGTACGCTGCAGCCGTGGAATCTAAATTATTCATAAATATGAAAATAGACGCTGCGCATAATGAAATCGACGTTGTTAAAAATCTTGCTGCCACCTTATACGATGAAGCTGCAGCCTTAGAGATTAATCTAAACAAATAAATCAATAAGCAAATGGCAAAGTATAATAAGAATTCTCCTGTAAGCATCTCGAAGTCTGCCAAGGCACATAAGAAGCAGCGATCACTCACTGTATGGGATCATCACGACACCATGATTATCAACCTTCGCAATTGGGTAGATCGTGAGATTAGCAATCTAAGCAACGATATCAGCGTTCACACGCCGAGTCTTGTGGGTAAACCCAAGCTCGAGGCTGCGCTTAGTAAGGCGCAGAATCTCAATACCCAACTCTGGGATCAGATTCGCATCGCACAGGAGATTGCTGATTCTCATAAAGAGGTAATCTAATGGGTCCAAATCGACACACGACTTCACTTCCCGTAGGAATGAATATACGCATTCTATCAACTATTAGCCGCGGAGGCAATATCTACGGTATCGAGGCTGAAGAGGTAAGCAAATATACTGGCATTGATGTCACTAATCATGCGCTCATCAGCGACTGGGCTTCTATCAATGATTCCCACTTCTATGCAGAGCAAACAAATCAATTCTCGCTGGAGCGTGCAGCACATGAAGCAGCTGCGCTGGGCGTACCTAGAGTTGTTCTCTTTCGCATCTTAGACAAGGTTGTTGATCCGCCACCGATAAAACTAAAAGAGTTGGAAGCGGAAAAAACTAAAAAACGAAAGACACCCGCAAAAAAGAAGCTTGAGAAAGCTTAATAGAATAAAGCATGGATATCTTTCCACAAGATTCAGTTTGGCATCACCCAGATGCTGCACATCTTTTCCGCATAATCTCTAGCGATCTTTTGTCTGTCACGCTACAACCACTCACATCAACAGCAAGCCCGATTACCCGTTTGTTGTTTGAACTCCTCGATTTTGAACAAATTATTGAAATCGACGATGAGGAATGGTACGAAGCAGATTGTACATTATTCATATAACGATAATATAAAATCTGATCTCAGTGCAAAGTCGCGTATGAACGTGATAGTATAAGAAGGTAAAGAAGAGCAAATGGAAACAGACAAAAAAAGCGAAGCACGCTTTAAGATTGAATTCACAACGAATGACGGCAACACTTCCTCAAAAACTCTTCCAGCAAACCAAATATCAACCGAAGCTCTTTTCCTCAGCTCAAAAGGCTATCACGACATCCGGATCTGCTTTATTCCACAGTGATCACATGGCAAATAATATGATGGCATACAAGTACTTCGTTGGCTTCAACTTCTCCGACCTCGAATACCAAGATCAACACGAAGTTCGCAAAGGTATCAATGAAGGCTATCTACGCCTTGAACCTACTACGCGAATCGTCCGCGAGGCTTACATGGTTCCTCATGCAAGTTCATTCAAAGCTGCCGTGCAAAGTCGCGTATGAACGTGATAGTATAAGAAGGTAGGAAACAATATGGCAACACGCAAAGTAACGAATAAGCTGCTCGAATTAATCGAGGAGGGTGTCCTCGATCCACAGACGGTTCTCGAAGCATGCATGCAATACATGTCGGAGGATGATGTGGCTGATATGGCACATGCCAACGAGCTTCTTGAAGAAGAAGAAGAAGAAGATGCGTGATGCCGGTGCAAAGTTCACCCCCTGAAAAGGTATAGTAAGACCATGAACAACGGCACCAAACTCCAGTCGCGCCAAACCTTCAACAGCCGTTTGAAGGCCCGTCTGCAGACGAAACAACAATCCGAGGAAGCCCTCACGTGGCTCGTCACCAACATCATCGTCAAGACCATCCTTCTGGCAGGCATCGCCACCCTCACCTACTTCTG